TTCGACCCCCACCCTACTCATTGGAGATATAAGTATGATTATGACCGAAGAAGATAGAAAAATCGTACTAGTTCTCAAGGATGAGATTGAAAAGATCAAGGTCAATATGATTCTGGAGAATCGCAAAATTGACCAAATTGTTTCAGTTTTAAGTAAAATTATTCAAAAGGAGAATAAAAATGATTAATTCTAATATTTTTGGTTTGCGTTGGCTTGCTGCGTTTACTGCGTTCGGTGCTCTGCTTCTGCATCTTGATAATGCAAAGGCTCCAATTGTCTGGTCATTCGTTGGCCTGACTGTCTTCCTGCTTGTTTGTGAAATTCGTGCTCTTCAGAAGCACATTTGCCAACTCCAAAAGGAATTTGACAATGTGACTTTTAATAACGAACTTCATAGCGTTCGAAGCGATATGTGGCGAAATGTGGATGAACTGCATACTCGCCTTGAGCAGTGCTCAAACAGCTGCACAAAGACAAAGAATCGTATCTAATACAATTAAATAGTTAGTTTTTAAACCCTCTGCTCCAGCAGGGGGTTTTTTTCATATAAATAGCTATATGGAAAACTTTAAATCAGCATCATTTTATAATTATATAACAGCAACTGGAGTCACATTCGGTAAACATAAATCTGTTATGGTGTGCAATACAACTGGGTCAATTGCTGGTATAACATTGGATGTAAAAGCTTCTGATGGTATTTTATATACTGGCCATGTTAAAATGCCAGCAAATGAAACTACATATATTCCAACTAGAATCACTGGTGCGACAGCACAAACTGGAGTCAATTTAATTTTCTTTAACTGATGTTTTTTACATTACCCGCAAATCTTTATCCAGAAAACTCTTTTAATAGCTGTAGTATAGTTACATATAATGGAACAGAATTAGGTGCAATAGCTGGATCTAGTCCTATTATTATTCCAAAAAACAAATGCGTTTTATTGTGTAATGATTTAGCTACAACTTTAACGCTTAAATTAACTTACTTTCAAAGTGATGAATTAACAGCTGATGTTATTTTAAATTTAAAGGGTAATACAAATTATAAATTATTTTTACCATATCCAGTTTTAAAATTTCAAAATGAAGCTGGAGTTTCTGGACTAGATAATACAAATTTATTAACAATTTTTTGTTTTAACTAATGAAATATCTAACTTCATTTTTAAGAGAAAATATTACCCTACAATATCATTCGGAACTGAATCCGAAGTTTTGGGTAAATATTTTTCTTAAAGATGAAGTAAGAAATCGTTTAATAGAGATTGCAAAAGAATGGCTGAAGTTCACAGAAACACCAAGTTCTTTTGTTGATGATATAGTTCTTACTGGCGGAAATGCAAATTACAATTATACTGAAAATTCTGATCTAGATGTTCATATAATTTTAAAGCCAGAAAAATTAGATGTCTGTAAGAAAGATCCAAATTATTATAAAGATAAAAAGTTAATTTGGTCACTAACACATGATATAACAATCTACAATACTCCAGTTGAAGTATATGCTCAAACTGAAAATGTTGAAATACCAAAAAATCAGGGTGTATATTCTCTAAAGAAAAATAAATGGTTAGTTAAACCAGAAAATTTAAATTTAGATTTTTCATCTGATGCTCTATTGGATAAAAAAATAGAAGATCATATCTATGAGATAGAGCATGTATTAAATAATACAAGTGATATTAAAGCAGCAGAAAAGCTTCTAAAGAGATATCAAAAATTAAGAAAAGCATCCATTGCAAGAGAAGGTGAATTCAGTCAAGATAATCTAATATTTAAAGAACTGAGAAATCGTGGTTATATTGATAGAATAAGAAAATTTATTCTAACCATGACTGATAAAAAATTATCTCTCAACTAACTGTAATTAAACCAAATATTGTTTTTACTCCAGCTGCTCCATAATAAAATTGCTTAGGAGTACTATTGGTTATTGTTAATAATGTATAAGAGTTTTGTTTTCCAGCAATAGAATTTGTAGTTGAAATATTTAAATAATTTCCTTCAAGGAAATCAGTATATGTTTCGGCAAAAACTACTTGATAGTTATTTTCAGTAGAATAATTTGATATATGAGATTGATCTATTTTATAAATTCCAGCAGACAATGATAATTGTGGATTATATTGGCCACTTAAAGCAAACAGATCAGATGGTAAAAATACCAAGTATGCAGATTGGTCTACTTTAAAAGTAAATTCATAATCAAAAATTAATCCATCTGTAATTTGTCCAGCAGTAAATCCAGCACAATTACAATCTTCAGTCCAAGTACTCAATACAGATTTATTATCATAATTGAATCTTCTCAAGTATGATTGATATTCATTTTGATTGTCATAACAATCAAGATAATATCCATCTGTAGTATAAGTTTTAGAACACCCATTGATTGTTGTGTCTTTTTCGACTAATGATAATGATGGTGTTCCTCTAACATATAAGTTGAGAGTGGTTAATTGACCAAGACGATTATTATTATAGACAAAATCTTTTAGAAATATTATTTCTTCATTTTCACTAGAAGTTTCAATTTTTTCAATTCGAAATTTATCAATATTTGCAGTATTTCCACCATAACTAATTTCAATTAAATCGTTTTCTATTGCGCCTAATTCTTCTATTTTTCCAAAATTAGTTGCTGATTTAATCACATAATATGGATCTCCGGTAAATCCAGAATTTAATGTAAATTGTGGAGGATCTACAAAATAATCTCTTTCATACCTATTTTCAGCTGTATTTAGAGATGATGAAGAAATAACCGTAGTTAATATAAGATTGTTGTTTTGAACACCATCAAATTGATAAACTCCATTTATATTTGATGTTATTCCATCCTGTTCTTTTATATAATATCCATTTGTTATTGTGAAGGTATTACCATTAGTTATACCTTGTAATAAAATAGAAATATAATCTAAATCATTTTCTGAAATAGTATTAGAATAATCAATTATTGCTTTTGTAAAAGAATTATAATATTGGACTAATGGAGATGAGTTTATTTTTCGTCCAATTAAATTAATATCAGTATATGAATTTATAATATTTATTCCATAACTTTCAAATGATTTTACCAGAATTGGTATATCATCGTTTTTATAGAATTCTTGATTGTTTTCGGAAATATTTCCAAAACTAGTCATATCAATTTGCTATGTAATATAATTTTTGTCCGGTAGAACCACCACCACTTATAGCAAAAAGTTTATTGAGATTTGATATCTCTAAGAATAAACTTTCTCCTGGATCTATAGGATAACTATTGGTTGATCCTATGGTAGATGTTATTCCAACAAAAATTTGTTGTGTGTTGGTATAATTGCTTTTTAAATTTACACCTCTTGAACAAGTAAATCCTGTTGAATATATCCCAGTAGCAGCTGTTGTTGCTGTGAATAAACCACTAATAAGAGTAGATGGTAAAGTATAAGAGTCTAATTTAACCTTTGCAGTACCATCAGTAAGCAATGTTTCGATAACTGGAATTCTGGAAGTAAATGTTGAGCCAGAAATTCCAGAATTATTGATGGTTGTTAGTAAGGATTCTAAAGTAATTCCTGTAATGCTGACTGGTGAACCAGTAGATCCTCTAATATAAAGAGGAGTGGCATCTGTATTTGTGACCGCTACGCTTGCGCCTATAGTCGCAGTAAGAGCAATTGGTGCTCCAAGGACTTGGACGAGTAGAGCATTTGCTCCGCCACCATTACTAACTCCTGCCAGTAAATTTGTATTTGGATCGAATAGGCGAACATATGTACCATTAGTAGTTCCATCTGGACCAGCTCCTATTGCCTTTATTCCATACTTGGAAGAAGCAAAATTCGATGATATACCCTGAATTCCAGCAAAGATATTTGCTAAAAGAGTGTTTCCAGCCTGGTCTTCTGTGATAACTGCATTATTAAGACCAGAACCATTTACTTTTAGTGAAGTTGTGCTATAATTAACTACCTGTACTGATCCAGCAGTACCACCCCCGGTAATAGTAGCTCTGGTGTTTAAGGTAACACCAGTAGAGGCCAAATATGCTGGGAGTGGATTAGTAGAAGAAACGCGGGTGGCATCAGATGTACCACCAAAGACCATTTTAGTCAATTGAACATGAGAAGTAGTACCATAAACATCAATGACAAAATCAGTTGCTATGGAAGCGGTAAGACCACCAGCTATACCTACATTCAAATTGGGATCAGTATTATCAGGCATTTTTTCTCCAAATTACACTACTATATAGGGTATTCATTATGCTTATAGAACCAACATTTAAAAACGAATTTTCACGACTAATAATAGAACATGTTTCAAAAACAAATTGCACATATATGGATGCAATTTTAAAATTTTGCGGAGATTATGAGATCGAACCCGAAGGGGCTGCAAAATTACTCACAAAACCAATAATCGAAAAACTAGTCGAAGAGGGAAGAGATCTACATCTATTGCCTAAAAAGGCTAAACTTCCTTTTTGACTAAACACCAATCTTTGGTATACTGCACCATCGGCCAAGGGAGTTCCTTGGGTTAATATAAGGAGACTATATGTCATTTAGCGATTTTAAGAAGCGTTCGAAGTCAAGCATTGAAGATCTAACCAAGAAGATCGAAGACCTAAACAAGACTGCCGATTATAAGGATGATCGGTTCTGGCGACCGGAAGTTGACAAGGCTGGCAATGGCTACGCCGTCATTCGATTTCTGCCTGCCTGTGAGGGAGAGGATGTTCCGTGGGCCAAGGTTTACTCGCACGGCTTTCAGGGCAAGGGTGGCTGGCTAATCGATAACTGCCCAACCACCATCGGTCAGAAGTGTCCTATCTGCGAAGCCAATAGCGAACTCTGGAATAGCGGAGTCGAGAAGGATAAGGATCTTGCCCGTACCCGTAAGCGTAAGCTGACCTACATCAGCAACATTCTCGTCGTTAGCGACCCATCAAACCCTCAGAACGAAGGCAAGGTGTTCCTCTTCAAGTACGGGACCAAGATCTTCCAGAAGGTCCAGGAGGCCATGCAGCCTCAGTTCAAGGATGAGGAAGCCATCAATCCATTCGACTTCTGGAAGGGTGCTAACTTCAAGCTAAAGATTCGTAAGGTTGCTGGTTACACCAACTACGACAAGTCTGAGTTTGACGGTCCTAGCGAACTCTACAAGGGAGATGATGAGAAGCTTGAAAAGCTCTGGAAGACGCTACACAAGCTTCAGGACTTTGTTGCTCCGAACGAGTTCAAGTCGTATGACGAACTCAAGAAGAAGCTCAATGATGTTCTCGGTGGTGACATTCGCAGCGTTGCCCCTGCCGCAAAGAGAGCGGAAGATGAGGACGAAGTTGAGGCTACTCCTGCTCGTAAGGCCCCAAAGCCTGACGAGGACGAAGATGCTCTTGAATACTTCAAGCGACTAGCCAAGGAAGACTAAAACTTCTTGAAATTAAGTCTCATAAAACCCTCCAAATCGGAGGGTTTTTTGTTGAATTTAAAAATGTAGCCAAATCATCAGTGTTCAATCCGATTGGTTTTATTAATTCGTCTTTAGAGCTTATTAGAGAAACTGCATGATTTTTCTTTATTCCTGTTTCGAAAGATCTATTATCTGCGTTATTGGATTGTTCAAGATCAGCTATTCTTTTTTCTAAAATAGTTTTTTCAATGCCAGTTAACTTTTCAGAATTTTTCTGTATTAATTTTAATTGAGATAATTCTGTATTATCAGTTACCATCTCCTGAACTGCTTTTTGGTTGTTATCTGTTGTTTGTTCAGGTATTTCGTTATTTGGTGCTTGCTCAAGAGTGCTTATTGGAAAACTGTTATTTTGATTTGTACCATTTAAATTATTTGATTCTGAATTTACATTTAAAGGTTTACTATCTTCTAATGCATTTACTTCAGTAGAAGAAGTCTGATCTATTGAGTTATTTTGCTCTTCGGTTTGTTCAGGTATGATATTATCAGAAATAGTTGTATTTGAATCTATTTCTAAAGTATTTGAAGTTTCATTATCATCTGAAAGAATACTAGAATAATTTGAAACATCCATTTTTGGATTTTGTGATTCTCCCATATCAGCATTTCCTTTAGTCTGCGATACGGGATTGTTGGTATCAAATAGTTCTCCTTCAAGCATATTCGTTCCTCTTCTCTTCTAGTTTATTTTTATATTGATTGAAATATACATCTCTTTCCCAGGGAAACATATTTTCTATATCTTCTACACTCAATACGCCATTAGACGATAAGAAAAAGTTAATTTTATAATACAAAACTAGATCAATATGATTTAAGTTAATGTAAAAAAATTTAATACTCCATCCAATCTGAGTGTTCGTTCTACTCCATCAGCTGTTTGATATTTTACATCCGAGTGTATTTTTGGAAGAGATACAATAAAATCTCTTATCTGATTATATTCTTTTTTAGTTAAAGAATTTAAAATTTCATCTATATCAGAAGAACTTAAATCCTCAAAAGTATAAACAGAATCTTCTCTTGATATTTTTTCTATTGAAGATTTTATTAGATGGTTAATATCAAAAATTCCATCCATTGCTAATATTTTAGCTACGGTTGGTTCTTTAAAGATAATAGAATAATTTTCAGATAATTTTAATTCAAACTCTTTAGGACCTTTTCCTATTATTAGATCTATAAGATTAACAGCTGTTTTTATTTTCTCGTTAGTGATTGGACAAGTAAAATTTGTTTTTACTATTTCACCAACTGATTTTGCTCTCAAGTTGCAAAACAAATATTCAAGATCTTGTAAAGTTATAGATTCAATTGAAATATTATCAAAGCACTTATTAATAAGCTCAAGAACATTTTTTATAATTAAAGACGGATTTTTTTCCTCTTTAATAAGAAGTAAAGTCTTTTCATCCGATACTAAAAATGGTCTGAAATATATTTTTTTATTTGTGCTTGGAACAATCACTTCATATTTTGGATATGATCTTTCAAATTTCATTATACTACCTCATAATTTCTAAAATTATAGAATACATCAAAAGTCGCAAATTCACCACTCTCAGCCACTAATTCTATTGGTTGCATTTTTATTGGATATGCTTCTCTAAAGACAAAAGTAGATTTTATAGTGCCATTCATATCAAGACACTCTACTCTAACAAAACCTGCTCTTATCAAATCATCGTATGGTCTAGCGAATGATACGCCAAAATTAGGACCAGGAATACTTCCATCTTGAACTATGGTATTCATCCAGTCTTCAAGCAATTTATAAGTTTTCCAATTTTGCTCAATCGGAAATCTTATTACTAGGTTAGATGAATTAGAACCATAGCTACTATAGTTCTGAGTAAATGGAATATTTCTACCGTATCCTGGACCTGGTAGTTTATCTGCAATGGTGTCTAATTGTCTTCCGCCAAAGGATACTCTAATCGCTGGTATAGTATTTGTTCCGTCTGGAGTATTCAGAATAACATTGAATCTGTTTAATCTCTGTATGCCACCAGCACTATCGATAAGATTTTTTATATCTGTAATAGAGTTCATCTGAATAGTGTCTTTTCTGTTAGAAGCTTAAAGTCCCATTCGTTGCAGTCGCATACATTTTTAGCAGCTTTCCATTTAGCTTCATTTATCAAAAAAGTCACTAATTCGTTCTTATAAGATTTTTTTTTCTTATTTGCTGGCTCTTTTGTCTGTTTTTCTGGTTTAACTTCTACAATAATAGTTTTTATCTCTCCAGTTTTTTCTTTTAGCATTACCATAAAATCTGGATAATAGGTATGCTTTTTCTTATCAATAGGAGACATGTATGGTATTTTTACACACTCATAGCACCATTTGATAACGCTGTCTTGGATGTCCAAATATTTGCAAAGTTTTCTTTCCCATAAGGATTTGCACATTATTTTTTCAACATCTCCGACATACTTTTCTTTATTCAAGGGTACAAATTTTGTTTTGTACGGCATCGAAATATATATAACAGATTCAAAAATGCCATATACCTATCCAACATCTGATCAAGCTGAAATACCATATTGGGTTTTATTTTACAATGCTCCATATAGTGTTTTAGCCGAAGATAGAACTAGAGCTGGAGTTCTCAGTAGAGCATATGATTATATACAGTTACCATTACCAATGAATTTGGAATATGAAACTGCCCATGCATTTACTGATGGTGTAGGTACATTAGATCCTTCTTTTGGATCTGCTGCAACTGAAATAAATTTTGGTGGTAGAGTGGAATTAGCCAAAAAAGCCTTTTTAGATCCTATACTACTAAGATTAGAACTATTATCATCAACATCAACATATAGAAGATTTGCTAATACGACAGAAATGCAATTGACATCAGAAGCTCGTAGAGAATTTGCTTTTGATTACATATTAGTTCCTAAAAACTTTGATGATTCTGTTATCATAAATGAAATATGCAACTATTTCAGAGCTTCATCTTATCCTTGGAGGGCAGATTCACCAGAAAAGGTATATCCGCCTTCGCTTTGGGGAATGCAAGTCGTTGGAGCTGGAAATTCAGACTACTTGACACAAAGTTGGCTTTCAGATCCATTAGTATGTGTATTGACAAATGTAGTAATTAATAAAATACCGTTTGAAGATAAATCTATAGCAAGATTTTTCCAGGATGGAAGTTCTATGGCCACCAGCATTACATTATTGTTTAAAGAATTTGAAACAGGTACTTACGATCCATCTTTTAATAGAGTATTGAGTAAATCAGAAATAGCAGTAAACCAACAACCAACTCCATAAAATATGTTTAATAGATTTAAAACAATAACCTATACAATAAATGATAAAGATTTATCAGTAAAGGATCTATCAAAATCTTTTGATTTGACTGATATTAAAGATAAAATATATTCAAAACGAGCAGAGACAAACACATTCTTAGATACTATTTCTGAAAATAACTATAGATCTTTTAATTATTATCATGTACCTCTTTATGCTGGAGATATTTTAAATCCGTATAAAGAATTACCACCAACTTCAAAAGAAGTTGAAAAAACTATTAATGATTATAGTGCAATATTTTTTACAAATATTGCAGGAAGTTGTTTTTCTGCTGGTGATTTAATCGCAAAATCCAATTCTGGATTCTGCGCTGGATTTGATGTAACTGATAATTTTGGATATGTAGTAGAAGTAGATTCTAACATAAACAAATTAAAGGCTCTTATTGTTGGTTCAGTAGGAACTGGATCATGCTTAATAATAAGAAAAGAAAATAATTCTTGGGGAATTTTTGCAACATTCTACAATAGTCTTGAAGAAAAATACTCAGATTCGGCTAAACAGTTTTTGGACAATTCTGAAATTCAAGCATCTAATTCTACAATTTTAAACCAATATTATTCCTTTAAATCTGGAGAAACAGGAATAAATTATTAATATAATAGTGAGATTGATATTTTTAATAAGAATAGATCTATAATTTATTTAATAGATCAAAGTGCTATAAACTCTTTTGAGGATGTAATGAATGTCGGTAGCTAATTTTACAACAATAATAGAGCTTAAAATAACTCATGGACGAGATGGAACTGAATGGTTTATAGTAAATCCTTCTAATCCCAATCAATCATATGGTTACTTTGAAAGCCTAACCATAGAAGAAGGTATACTTAATTTAATTCCTAGTGGAACATTAGTTTTACGAGATGAAGGTGATTTAATTTCTGACTTTAATTTTACTGGAAAGGATAAGTTTTATCTTAAAATAAAAGATTCAGATGGTAATGAAGTAGAATTATCTGATTATTATGTTTATCAGGTGGCTAGAGCTACAGATTATCAAAAAAGAAATGATCCTAGATTTGTTACTATAAAATTTATTCACGAATCATTCTTTTTCAATGAAAGATCTATTTTTGAATTTGAAGAAGATATAAAGCCAATAAGTAAAAAAGGAAATCAGGATAGTTGGGTTGGACAAATATTCGCTAAGTACTTTCCAGAAGATTGGGAGCGTGATACAGCATATGCATCGGATACAAAAAATTATGCATGGCTAAAGCATAAAAATTTAGTATATCCAAATGGAAGAAGAGCAGATCAAACTAAAATTTTAAATCTTTTAAATTATTTTGCAGAAAATGCAAATGTTGACAATGATCCACCAAGAGCAGATTTCTTTTTCTGGAAAGATTTAACGGGTGTTAATTTTTTATCTCTTGGAGATGAAATTGCTGCATCAGAAACACCAGAAGGAAGATATGGCGTATATGATAGAGATAGTATTGCTCCAGATGGCATAGTAAAAATAGACGATATATCAGTATTCAATTTTTCATTTATGGATCTTGAAACTAGTGGCGCATTTCAGTCTTACTATGAGAGAGTAGATCCTAATTTAGATCAACCACATTTTTATTTAATGGATTCTACAAATTCATTAAAAACTAAAATAATTAATTTTAATTTTTTAGATTATTATCCAGGTTTTGTAGA